TTCAGCCCGAACGAAGTCTTTTTGTACTTCTATCTCTTGAATGAGTGCAATATTCGGGGTTGGCAGAATCCGTTTGAACATCCCAACAAGACTATCGTCCTCGCAACCGGTATATCAGAGAAGACCGTCATTGAAGTTAGGAACAGATTGCAGCAAAAAGGTTTAATAACTTTCGAATCGGGTAAAAAGAATGCAAAATCGCCAGTTTATTACTTACTTGACGAAAGTAAAACGGTAAGTAAAGAGGTAAGTAAAACGGTAAGTAAAAGGGTAAGTAAAACGGTTAACATTAAAGATAAGACTAAAGACAATAAGACAATATCTCCCTTACGCGTGGGAGATCTGTTTCCGGCTGATAGTTTTTTCGACAAGTCTTTGGACGACTGTTATACTGAACTTAAATCGAATCGATCATGGGCGGAAACAGTAACGATGAATACTCGTTCTTCCGGAAACCCTGATTTCACGCTAGAAACCTTTTATGGGTATCTGGAGAAGTTCTTTATGAAATTGCAAAATGAAGGAGAAACGGCGAAGTCGCCTAAGGATGCGATGTCTCACTTTGCCCGATGGCTGACATTTGAACTTAAAAACAAGAAAGATGAACGGAGAATTAATAAAAACAGGACTGCAGGTGGTGCTAAGACCGTCGCAAATAGTCCAGGAGACAATAGTAACCCCAAAGGAGTTAACTCCGATACAACAGGCCTTACAGACTGGATCGACAGCCTCTCAATTGGTCGCTGAATGGAGTGGGACAATCGCGCAGTTAAACTGTAATGTCGCATTATATGACGTGGCTAATGCAGAGCATATACCTACTCTAGCAGACGTAAACAGGAGCTTTAGCAACTCAACATCGATAGAGATCATTACCGAGCATTTGAAATCTGTGTTGAGATATGCCGGTGTTGAGTTAACTAATGCCCAGCTGGCAGAAACAGCCCTGTCGATACTATCTAGCTACTGGTACCTGAATTTAGCCGAGTTATGTATTTTCTTCTCCCAGCTAAAGAACGGCAGCCGCGGACAATTCGTCTGGGGATCGAAGATCAATAATCAAGCGATCATGGTAGCACTTGTCGAATTTTGCAAAGACAGGCGACGGGAAATTGAGCACAAAGAGAGTGAATATGCACGTAAGATGGCTGAAATAGGCTACTCCCGCAATGAGAACCTGGTTAAGGATATTGTAGTTGGAGTTCAAAATGCAAAAGGAGAACAAGAGAGGGCAAAACAGGATTATGAAGCTTTCTGTGAGCTCTTCCCATATTTACCTGATAACTATAAGCCCGAAGTACTTTGGAAGGCATGGAAGGGCGACAACGAAGCCCTACATACAATTTACGGCGAAAAGATTCCTGCTGCAGACATTGCCGAAAAAGATATTGGGATGTATTTGTGTAATTATAACATTGCTAAGAGTAAAGAAAATGAAAGTTAAAGTATTGACAGTAAAACAGCCGTGGGCCTCATTGATTGTTCATGGTATCAAAGATATTGAGAACCGGAGTTGGCGAACAAATTTCCGTGGACGTGTACTTATACATTCAAGCGCAAAGGGTGATATTGCCAAGTTTGGCTGCTTACAGCCAAATCAAAGACTAAAGGTTCTTAATACGCCTATGAGCCGTATAGGTTTCAACGATCTTCCTTTTGGCTCCATCATCGGTAGTGTGGAGATTGTAGACTGTGTGCAAAACCATCCCTCAATATGGGCAGAGAAAGGCGTTTATCACTGGGTACTCGCTAGTCCCATTCTCTTTGAAAAGCCAATTGAAAATGTAAAAGGAAAATTGGGTTTATGGAATTATGACTGGGAGGAAACGAATACTTCAAAAGCTATTGTCAGTATGTCAACGAATATTGCTGAAGCAATGATTCCACTATTGAGTATGAGTAATGCTAGAAAATGAAAGCGGCCGGCGTACCACCGCCGACCACTATTATAAGCACAAAGCTTGTATTGCTTATTAGGAACAGCAAATATATAAAATCTTTGTGCTTATGGCAAGTGAAGCAGTAAATAATTACATAACTAAACGCTACGAACGCTGGCTTGATTACTCTTTGTATCATTGTGGGCTTGCTGGTATTTCAGACGAAGCAACAGACGTCTTGAATGAGGTCATTTGTTCGCTCCTTCAAAAGAAAAGCAGGTTACTGGATAAATTACTTGAGACAAAAAGAAATGGCTATACAGAGCTTGATTTCTTTGTTTTGAAGATGATAAAGCTAAACGCATCCTCTCCTACTTCACAGTATAGGAGTAGATACAAGCCCCTGCCTGTGGATGATAATGTAGATTATTCCAGGCTAGATATTGAGGATATTTCAGATGAATCAGAAGATCGAAACGCTGAAATATTAGACAAGCTGCACACAGTAAGGGAAACATTCGAAAGTCTAAACCTTGGTACGACAGCTACCCGCGTTTTTGAGTATCGTTTCTTCCAGGATGGCAATTTCTCTGAATGGGAAGGTCCAGAGACATTGAAGCAGCTATATGAGATATATAACGGAGTGCAAGAACTTATTAGAAAGAAAATAGCCGGGGAGTCTATATTTTAGTGAAAATTCCTTGGTCATGGAAGAAAATGTAGAAATTAAGATTGATCCCCGGAACTATCGTATCCATGGGGATGAAAACAAGCGGCTTATCCACAAAAGCCTGGTTGAATGTGGAGCCGGTCGATCCGTATTGGCCGACCGTGACAATGTGTTAATCGCTGGAAATGGCGTGTATGAGGAAGCTCAAAAGTTAGGACTCAAAGTGCGTATTGTTGAGTCTGACGGTACCGAGCTTATTGTTATTAAGCGCAAAGACCTATCTACGGAAGATGAAAAGAGAAAACTGCTAGCTCTAGCAGATAATCATACTTCCGATACTTCTGAATTCGATTGGAAGTTAGTGATAGAAAACTTCTCGCCTGATGTATTGAATGATTGGGAGTTTTCAGTAGACGAGATCGAACTTTCGACTGATATCCATAATTCTGACGATGAGAAAGATAATAATCTTTATACAAAAAAAATAGTATCTCCAATCTACACACCGACTGGCAATAAACCTGCAATATCAGAACTCTATAATCTTGAAACTTACAATTGTCTGATGAAACAAATTCAGGAGTGTAATTTAGACAAGCAGACTAAAGATTTTCTTCAGATTGCAGCTTCAAGGCACATTGTTTTCGATTATGGAAAAATTGCTGAATTTTATGCTCATTCAAACAACATCATTCAAAATTTAATGGAAAATTCAGCTCTTGTCATTATAGATTTTAATAAAGCTATTGAACTAGGATATGTTTGTTTAAAGAAAGAATTGTCAGACTCATATTTGGAGGATTATAGCAATGATGAAAAATAATAGCTTCGTTGCATTGATACTTACACATGGGCGTCCTGACAATGTACATACAGTAAAAACATTACGGAAATGTGGCTATACAGGTGATATTATCATAGTATTAGATAATGAAGATCCGAAGATAGATCGTTATCGCAAAAACTACGAGAACATATATGTATTCGACAAAAAAGAAATAGCATCAGAAACAGATGAGGGTGATAACTTCAATGATCGTCGAGCTATTATTTATGCGAGAAATGCTTCTTTTGAAATAGCAAAAGAAAAAGGCTACCAATATTTTATTGAGTTAGATGATGATTATACGGAATTCTCATACACTTATAATCAATACGGTGAAATGAAGCAGAAAAACATTATCAATCTTGATAAAGTACTTGATGCTCTAATTGATTTCAAGAATAAAACAGGTGCTTTAGCTGTTGCATTAGCTCAAAGAGGAGATTTTATCGGAGGAAAGCAGAATAATATAGTTCGTGGTGAATTACTTAAACGGAAAGCAATGAACTCATTTATTTGTGATACAAACATGCCTTTTAAGTTTTTTGGTAAAATTAATGAAGATGTAAACACCTACACTTTACTAGGAAGTAGAGGAAATTTGTTTTTTCAGATTCCGCATGTTTCTTTGAATCAAGTAACAACTCAACAATCAAATGGCGGAATGACTGATATATATTTAGATAGTGGGACTTATGTTAAGTCTTTCTACACAATTATGTATGCTCCTTCTTGTACAAAGATACGCCCAATGGGAAGTGTGTATAGACGCCTACACCATAGTATTAATTGGAATAATGCTGTTCCTAAAGTAATTCCAGAGAACTGTAAAAAGTAACCCCTATTTATATTTTAATTTGAAGATTATCCAAGCTAAGGCAAGAGTTATCACAATTTGTTAGTTATTGTTAGTTTATGACAGAGAAGAAGAATCTGGCCGAGAAGAAAAAAAGAGGGCGTAAATCAGAGTACAGAATAGAGTATGCCGATCAAGCTCTAAAGCTTTGTTTGTTGGGTGCAACAGATAAAGAGCTCTCCGAATTCTTCTCTGTTTCAGAGCAGACTTTAAACAAATGGAAGAAGGATTATCCCGAATTTCTTGAGTCCCTAAAAAAGGGGAAAAATATAGCAGATGCTAACGTTGCATCGAGACTCTATAACCGTGCTATTGGGTATAACTGTAAAGCAACAAAATTTGCAACATCGAACGGGAAGATTACAGATTCGAAGGAATTTATAGAGCATTATCCTCCTGATACAACAGCCGCTATTTTCTGGTTGAAGAATCGACAGCCGGAAAAATGGCGTGACAAGAAAGAAGTAGACGCGAATGTAAACCTTGGTGATGAATTGGAATCATTGACAGACGAACAACTTCAGGCTATTATTGATGGTAAAGAAAAAGAGTGAAAGAGAAATACTGCTTAGACAAGCGAAAGCAGCAACTATACTTCGCAAGCGTGAAGCCCGGAATGATTTCTGGGCTTTCTGCTTATACTATGATCCTAAGTTCTTTGCCAAACGATTATTCTTGAAGAAAGTAGCCGAAGCGTTCATGCGTGTGTATACCTCCTATTTAGCTAATATTATCTATCGCCTTGCTGTCAGTATGCCGCCGCGTGCCGGTAAGTCTTATATATCATCTCTTTTTATAGCTTGGATGTACGGTCACTTTCCGGAAGAATCCGTAATGCGTAATTGTTGCTCTGATACTCTATACAACAAACTTTCGTATGATACCCGTGATATAGTTAAGTCAAAACGATATAAAGAGATATTCCCTGATATTCATCTGAAAGGTGATAAACAGAATGTGAAAAGTTGGAATGTGGAAGGCGCTCGCCAGGTATCTTATTTCGGTGGCGGTGTTGGCGGTACCGTGATCGGCTTCGGTGCGTCTATGCTCGCCATGACCGACGACTTATATAAGAGCCTGGAAGATGCGTTATCTGACAATAACAATGAAAAGGTATGGTCTTGGAAACAAGGTACGCACGACTCCCGTATTGAGGGAAGTTGTTGTATGATTGACATCGGGACCCGCTGGTCTTCTAGTGATGTCCTCGGACGTATGGAAGAAGCCGGCAAGTATAATGAAATCATCCGGATCGCAGCTCTTGATGAAAACGATGAAACTTTTTGCGCTGATGTACATACTACGGAATATTACCGGGAACTACGTTCTGAAACCGACGAAAGCATTTGGATGGCCGAATATATGCAGGAACCATTCGAAGCCAAAGGGTTACTATTCCCAAAATCGTCTCTCATGCGCTTCAAACTAGCCGATATTGCAGGAAAGAAACCTGATGGGACACTCGGAGCTTGTGATACAGCCGATAAAGGAGATGATGATTTCTGCGCACCATTCGCAAAGGTGTTCGGACCGAAATATTTCATTACCGACGTTCTTTTCACAAAGGATCCTGTTGAAGTTACAGAACCGCGCCTGGCACAAATGGTAATAGATACCGAATGCGACCAGCTACGCATTGAGTCAAATAATGGTGGCCGTATCTTTGCTATCAATGTGCGTAAGCTTGTTACATCGAAAAAGAAATCGTGTGTTATACAAGCCCGGCCAACAACCCAGCACAAAGAAACGCGTATCATAATGAAAGCCGGCTGGATAAAGAAACATTGTGCTTTTCTTGATGAAACAGAATATTCTAAAGGATCAGACTACGGTCGTTTCATGAAGGCGTTTACCAGTTACAAGCGTGAAGGAGATAACTCACATGATGATGCGCCGGATGGCATGACAATACTTGCAGAGTTTGTCGAATCACTTGGATTGAAGTTTAAAAAGACTACCCGTAAAGTTGGACGTGGGTAATTCTCGTTTTCATTATTAACAAAAAAGTGTTGTTATTACATCATATAGCCATTCAATCGTTGAGTATCTTTTAGCTTGTTCTTTATACATCCAATATTTTAATCGAATCAATAGATACAGAGTGACTATGCCTAATTTTTTTCTCTTGTTATTTTTTCTACAAAACATAATATACCGAATTTAAAATTAATTCGATATTGCTCTGCCTCGCTCTGCGAAAATACAAAATGATTCAGCCTATATCCGAGAAAACACCTATGAATTTTGAGAAATGTTATCTTACCGCTTCAGGAAATACTTCTAGGGCGTATATTTTAAGAAAAAAGTATATGCCAGACATTAAGGATATTCTGAAAAATGAAGATTTCGGTAGCATAGTAGGTGATTTATGCGTTGATACCCGTGAAAATCGTAATCCTCGTGAGTATATGGAGGAATACAATGGAGACAGAACCCGTCGTAAAGAATCAGTTGGGTATCGGGACCCTAAAAAGATTGCTGTATATTCAGATACAGAAGTAGAAGTTGACCCCGAAACAGGAGCCGAAAAGCCCAAAAAGCTTGAAGATAAGACAGTAGATGTTGCAAAAGTCATTACCAATCTGCCAAAGAAAATTGTCCGCACTTCTGTTGCCTTTCTGTTTGGTGGAGAAATGACAATAACAGCCGAAGATCCGAACGATGGATTCAGCGAGTTCAAAAAAGTCTATAAGCGTAAGCTCAAGATGCAGTCTGTATTGAAAGAGTTTGCCCGTAAAGTTCTATCCGAAACTAAAGCAGCCATTGTATTCTATCCTGTTACCCGGGACGATGGAAAAAGCCAGCTAAAGGTCAAGATCCTCTCTACTCCTAAAGATAGCAATACCGAATGTGAATTCTTTCCACATTTCGACGAGGACGATGATATGGACGGTTTTCTCTATAAATACAATGCAGAAGTCAATGGCCGTACTTGTGAATGCGTGAAGATATACACGAAAGAAGTTATCTATTCAGGGATAATGGATGGCATCTGGAAAGTGAAAAAGACAAAGAATCGTTTTGGCAAAATTCCGGTAGTATATGCCGAAGTTGATTGCCCTGATTGGGAAGATGTTGCCAACTTGATAGATAAAAAGGAAATGAGGCTTTCCCGTCTATCTGACACCAATGATTATTTCTCTGAACCTATACTGAAGACTTACGGACTCGCTAACCTCCCAAGTAAAGAAACTGTTGGCAAAGAACTAAACTTTACTATGGAAGTAGATGCGGATACCGGTACGTCGTATCACGGTGACGCCGATTACTTGGCGTGGCAACAGTCTTGTGAATCCGTTACACTTGAACTTAACCAACTCGACGATTCAATACATTCCGGAGCTTCTAGCCCTGACCTATCTATGAGTAAGTTAATGGGACTTGGCAACCTTAGTGGTACTTCCCGCCGTTTTATGATGATTGACGCAGAAATTAAAGCCAGCGAACAGATGGAAATATTCGGTCCTGCTGTTCAACGTACTGTTGCTATCGTTCAGGCAGGTATGGCTAATATAACACATACTAAGTATGCATCACAGCTAAATGATAATTTTATTGAGGTGGAGTTTGGCAGTATTCTCCCACAAGACCTGGCAGAAGAACTTAAAAATCTTGAAACAGCATCCCAATTTAATAGCAAAGAGACAATCATTAAAAATTCGCCATATACGGATAATGTTGAAGAAGAGTTGGCCCGCAAGAAGCAGGATGAGAAAGATACAGCTCAAAACAACTCATTCCTAGGAGCTACACTTTAACTATGCCTGGACTTTCTTTCTACGATAAACAGCATATACAGAAAGTTGCTGCACAACAGGCTGTTATAGCCAATATCTTTAATCAGTTTATACTTTCTGTTTCCCCGTATCTCCGTAAATGGTCAGATGCGGGGAAAAACAATGTATGGATAAGCAATCAGGGAATAGAGAGTGCGGTTGACCGGGAACTACTAAACCTTGAATCAATGTTATATGCTAATATTTCCGCATTCCAAAAGGATGGCTGGGAACGAGCAGAGAGGAAGAATGATGATTTTATTTCCCTGTTCATCAAGGGAATGTCTATTTCTAGCGCAACTAAGGATGGAATGTTTACTCATAGCCTATCTGCATTTGAGGCTCTAAAGAATGATATAGATTCCAACGGTCTAAAATTGTCTGATAGAGTTTGGTATATTACACAGCAAACGAAATCGCAACTCGAATTCTATCTTGATAGCGGCGTAGTTGCCGGACGTAATTCAAACGGAATCAGTAGTGATATACGGCAAATTTTGCAAAATCCCCAAAAACGTTTTCGCCGGATCCGAAATGAGAAAGGTGAATTGGTTCTATCACAACCGATGAAAGATTATCATCCAGGGCAAGGTGTATACCGCTCTGCATACAAGAACGCTCTCCGAACATCTGCAACAACTACGAACACAGCTTATCGTAGTGCAGACTATGAACGTTGGAGTAAAAAGGATTTTATACTAGGAATTGAGATACAGCGTTCGGCCAATAATCGCGGACCGTGTAAGATCTGTGATGCGATGATTGGAAAATATCCGAAAACGTTCAAATTTACAGGCTTTCATCCTTTTTGTATCTGTTTTGCTACTCCTATCACCATGGAACCGGAAGACTTTGCTGATTTCTTGCTGAATGACACAGTTCCGAAAGAGCAGGTTATTACAGATATTCCCCAGGGAGCAAAGGATTTCGTCAGAGAGAATAAAGATGGATTGCAATCGGCTTTCTGGTATAAGGATAACTTTACCAATGATGGAGGACTACAAAGAGAAATAGTTTCCCAACCTATTACGAATGAAGTTATAAAGGTTTCTAGACCTAAACGCATCAAA